TTATAAAGAAAAGACTTGTATCCCAGCTTCCCTTAATACCTCTACTGCATTTATCTTTTTTATTGCCCAGTGCATACGATTCAATTCATTCGTTCCGCTGCAGCCTTCGATTCCGAGTTCAAACCGAAGTTCATTTATTTTCTGCTGTGGTATCCAGTTAAGTATTTGATAATATACTTTAATGCCATTGTCCTGAATCTTTACATCAACAATCAACCCATACGCAGCATAGTGGTCTTCATCTGTTTTCCCATAAGTGTGGTTCTCAGTCGCAATAATTGCCGGATAGGTTTTCAGCACCGATATTGCATCTTCTGACAAAGCCGCATAAGCTGCTTTCAGTTCTTTTGAGGTACTTTCCGTTATTGCTCTGTCCTTTCGAACAAGGCAATGACAGTACTGAGGATTTAATTCATCATCTCCAACAACCAGAAGATTATAGAAATCTGTATTTAATGTAATGGTATGCGCTGCGTTAGGGCTTCCCGGCATGGGTGGTGCTCCGCCCACCATCATTACGCTATAGGTATTATTCACTGCATCCGTATGAGCTACCAACGTATTATTGTTACCGGGCAAATTAAATGTTGTATTCGGTGTTTGCGTTTGCAAAGCTCCCGGTTGTGATGGTTGTAATTTATTCTCCATCTTTTTTCGGCCCTCCATAATAATTGTTCGTAATGCTATCAACATGCTGAATGAAGCTATTATTATTTCCGGTCACATTAAAATTGAAAACCATTTGCTGTTTTGACTTTTCTTCTTCCCGACGAGGTTCTTCATAGACTTCTTCAACAATAATATCATCTGGCGATTTATATGCTTGATTATCGGCTACGTTGTCATTTTCAAATTCAATATAACTAAGCTTAATATCGACAGACCAATTAACACCAATATCTCCAGTGTAAGCCCTTTTGCCTCCACCCGTGGATGGACACCAAATCTCAAATGTTTCTGCCCCAGCCGTATTATCAACATTACATACAGCATAATGAAATACGCCTAATAGAAATGACTGCAAAGGAATCTCTTTCATATTTACGAGTTCCTTCTTCTGCACTGTTGTGCCATCTTCCCTAATATAGAAAGATTGGCTATCATCAATGCAATTATCCAACGATATTAATTCGACGAGTGCTTTCACGAGTAGCTCGTCTTTTTTTATATCTCCTCCAGCATCAATGAAGTCATCCACAAAGCGGCACATTTTTCTCAATGTATCCACATACTCGTTCTTCACTCTTTCGTCAAAAACTCTCAATGCCGTTTTATCACCGAACGGGAAGTAGCCTCCGCCTGCATTCTTGCATTTCTTATATTCTGAAGCGTTACCCTGAATTGTTTTAATTTCAGTCGGCATTGGTGTCGCTAAATCAGAACGTATCACTCTGGCCAAACCAATCAAAGTTTCATATTCAGTTAATCCATCTTTTTTTCCTGCGTAGTGTTCATTTGCACCCAGCAGTTGCTTTCTAGCCTCTAAAAGTAAGGTGAAAAACGTACCGCCACACAGTCTTAAATTTTCATTTTTTGTCATTGATTGTCCCTCTAACCAAATTTACCTACTCAACTTACTCAACTGTGAATGGCAGGCCTACTCAACTTACTATTTTCTAGCCCTGTGAAAAGCCACAGGGATTTTTTGATGTTTGTCGGCCGTCGAATCTGATGAATATAAACCAGAGCAACCCCCAACAAACCCTACTAAATCATCATAACACTTTTCGACATTATTTTCAATGTAGCGAGTATGAACGAACAATAAACTCTACAGCGAAATATGCCTGAAATCTCTGTTTCCACCTGTGACTGGTCACAAATCTATGCCAATCACAGGAGGTAAATGTTATGGCAAACAAAGACAATCAGAGCAAACAGTATCGTATCTACATCAAGGAATCCAAAAGCTGGGTAGACGTAAACAAGGAGTTCTACACGAACTACTACCGTGACATCAACGCCTACCGTAAACGCCAGCAGGAACATGGCCGTTGTGTCTGCCCTGCAAGCAAACGCTATTTATGCGACATGGACTGTATGACCTGTCCGTATGTCAAGGCTGGCGATCAGCTTTCTCTCGATAACACCGTAAGCGACGGTGAAGGAAATGAAAAGAGCTGGCTTGATGACATGCCGGATGAATCCGCAGCTATCGCTGAATTAATGGAGGACGCAGAACTTCTTCGTGCCCTCTACGCAAAGCTGAACGAGCTGGACCCGGAAGGCCGTCTTATCTGCCAGCTTATTATGGAAGGAAAATCGGAACGTGACTGCGGCAAGGAAATGGGCCTCTCTCGTAATACATTCGTGTATCGCAGGGACAAGCTGTTCCAGAAGCTCCGCTCCGAGCTTAAGGACTACATCTAATATGAATGGTCGTCCTCTGATTTTTTAGGGGACGATTTTTCTTTTCAAAAACTTTTTTATATTTTTTCGGCCAAACGGCAATCTCACCTCCATTGAGTAGTGTAAGGCGAAACAAAGCGACCTACAGAAAGCGAGGTGAACATCGTGAAACAGACTTTTCACAACCGAAGCGGCACTGACGCAGAAGTGATTGCTACTCTCACTGCAATCAGTCAGGTATCCGCAAGAATGGCGAAGAATCTCAGAATCATCGCCGCACACAGACAATCCGAGGAAGGAGGAACAGAAAATGTCAAAAATGAGCGATATGGCTATGACCATCGAAGAGCTGAGAAATGCCGCCGCTGCTATTAACGATGTAGCAAACTGGCTCGCACAGCAGTTTGGAGGAGCATCCGAAGCTGCTGAAAAAGCAGAAGCCCCTGCTGCTCCTGCGAAAACTGCATTGACCCTTGAGGAAGTTCGAGCTGTTCTGGCTGATAAATCTCGTGCCGGGCATACAGCTGAAATTCGAGAGCTTCTTAAAAAGTACGGTGCAAGCAAGTTGTCACTCGTAGACCCGAAACATTATGAAGCCCTGCTTAGGGAAGTGGAGGTGCTCTAATATGCCACCTAAAGGACATTCAATCCTCTCCGCATCATCTTCTGACCGCTGGCTCCACTGCCCACCGTCAGCAAGACTCTGCGAAACCTATGAGGATAAAGGTAGTGATTATGCTGCAGAAGGTACCGACGCACACGCTCTTTGTGAATACAAGCTCCTTAAAGCTCTCGGCATGGAAGCTACTGATCCAACCAAAAGTCTCGACTGGTACAACGCCGAAATGGAAGATTGTGCCACCGGGTACGCCAGCTTTATTATGGAGCTTTTGGAAGATGCCAAGCAGACCTGCTCCGATCCAGTTGTTCTGATTGAACAACGAGTGGACTTCTCCCGTTGGGTAGAACAAGGCTTCGGAACCTCAGATGCTATTCTCATCAGCGATGGAACTATGCATGTGATTGACTACAAACACGATCTTGGAATCCTTGTTTCCGTTGAAGACAATCCACAGATGAAATGCTACGCTCTTGGCGCTCTGGAACTTTTCGATGATATTTATGACATCGATACGGTCAGCATGACCATCTACCAGCCTAGACGTCAGAACGTTTCTACCTATGAGGTCAGTAAGGATGACCTGTATCAGTGGGCCGATGAAGTTCTGAAACCTACCGCTGACCTCGCCTTTGCCGGTGATGGAAATTTCCTGTGCGGTGAATGGTGCGGATTCTGCAAGGCAAAGCATGAATGCAGGGCCAGAGCGGAAGCCAATCTTCTACTCGCACAGCACGATTTCAAACTACCACCTCTGCTGGAGGATTCGGAAATCGAAGTCATCCTTTCCCGTGTCGACGAACTGGTCTCCTGGGCCAACGACATCAAGGAGTATGCACTTCAGCAGGCAATCAGCGGTAAAGAATGGACAGGCTGGAAACTGGTCGAAGGTCGCTCCAACCGCAGATATACCAACGAAGACGCTGTATCAAAGGCTGTCGAAGCCGCTGGTTTTGACCCTTATGAAAAGAAGCTACTTGGTATCACTGCTATGCAGAAGCTACTCGGCAAATCTCGCTTCGAGGAACTCCTTGCAGCCTATATTGAAAAGCCACAAGGCAAACCTACTCTTGTGCCGGAAAGCGATAAACGCCCGGCAATGAACACAGCAAAAAATGATTTTATGGAGGAATATGACAATGAGTAAAAATGTAAAAATGACAAATCCCATGAAGGTTATCACTGGTCCTAACACACGCTGGAGCTATGCCAACGTCTGGGAACCTAAGTCCATCAACGGTGGCACTCCGAAATATAGTGTCAGCCTGATTATCCCGAAATCCGATACAAAGACTGTCGCAAAGATTGAATCTGCTATCGAGGCCGCATACCGTGAAGGCGAAGCAAAGCTCAAAGGCAACGGTAAGTCCGTACCTGCTCTTTCCGTACTTAAAACGCCACTTCGTGACGGAGATCTTGAAAGACCGGATGATCCTGCATACGCTGGCAGCTACTTTGTGAATGCAAATGCAACCTCTGCACCTGGTATCGTAGATGCAGACCGCAATCCTATCCTCACTCGTTCTGAGGTTTACTCTGGAGTCTACGGTCGTGCCAGCATCAGTTTCTACGCTTTCAATAGCTCTGGCAATAAAGGTATCGCCTGCGGCCTTAACAATCTACAGAAGATTCGTGATGGCGAGCCTCTTGGCGGTAAGGCATCTGCTGAATCTGACTTTGCAACTGATGACGACGATGATTTTCTTGACTAATGGAGGTGGCAGACTATGAATACGATCACAATTAGCACAATTCTTGTAAACATCTGTATCGGCTGCTTCGCCTGCGTCGGTCTTACTACTGCAATCTCTATGATTCAGAGTATCATCAACGACCATAAACGTGAAAAGCGTGAGCAGGAAAAGGACAAGCGTGACCTCGAATACCACGAAAAGCGCATGAAAGACTTTAAGTAACTTATCAACCTGCTGGCGGTGGACTCACTGCCGCCAGCACATTTTCTGACAAAAGGAGACAATCTATGAATGAATTTGCAGAAATCTTAAATCTATTTATTGCTAATGTCATCGCCTATACCTTTTTTGCGGCGGTATATGGCTTCATCATCTACAACGTAGGAAAAATCATTTTTTACCTTGTTCGTTATGCGGTATACCACATTCGTCGTGACATCAATAAATATAAATCCAATAGAGATAAACAGTAACACGGCAGGCGGCAGGGATTTCTCTGCTGCCTGTTTTGTAGAAAGGACAATCTCATGAAAACACTTAGTATTGATATTGAGACTTACAGTGATGTGCCACTTCAGAAAACTGGTGTCTATCGTTATGTGGAGTCTCCCAATTTTGAAATCTTGCTCTTTGCCTACAGTGTAGATAGCCAACCCGTTCAGGTCATCGATCTTGCCTGCGGAGAACAGATCCCAAAAGAGATTCTTCTTGCTTTGGAAGATGAAAATGTCATCAAGTGGGCCTTCAACGCTACCTTTGAGCGCATCTGTCTTTCTCGTTTCTTAGGTTACCCGACCGGAGAATATCTAAAACCGGAAAGCTGGCATTGCTCTATGATATGGTCCGCCACGATGGGGCTTCCTCTCTCACTAGAGGGTGTCGGCGCTGTTCTGGGACTTGAAAAGCAAAAGTTCTCAGAAGGTAAAGATCTCATCAAATACTTCTGCCAGCCTTGTGCTCCTACCAAAGCCAATGGTCAACGCACAAGAAACCGCCCTTTCCACGCTCCGGACAAGTGGGCCCTGTTCAAGAAATATAACATCCGTGATGTAGAAACGGAAATGGGCATCCAGCAGAGGCTCGCAAAGTTCCCGGTTTTAGCTCAGGTCTGGGAGGAATATCATCTGGATCCTGATCAGGCGGCTGTCGTAAAAAGGATATTTGCTGATATTCTTTCCGGAAAAAGCACAAACGCTATTGCAGATGAGCTAAACGCAGAAAAGGTTCCATCCAAGAAAAACAATCACTGGACTTCCAGCACTATTCGAGGCATTCTAGCCAATGAAAAATATACTGGAGATGTCATATTTCAAAAGACCTATACGGATGAAACCTTCAATCGGCACACAAATTATGGTGAGGTTGATCAGTACATGGCTCCGGATCATCACGAAGCGATTATCAGTCATTCAGACTTCGACGCAGCAAATGCACTGGTTAATCAACGAACCGCAGAAAAAGGTATTGATAAGCGATTGATGGAAACCACCAATTATCTTGGAGACAGTTTCTATCCTGCTATTATCGATAAGGATACCTACCCATTTCCATATGGGTGAGGTTGCTGTCCTTTATGACAATCCCGTCAAGCAGGCAGAATATCTGTACAGCCTCATAGAAAGCGAGAGTAAATAATGGGAAATGTAATGTTAATTCCTGCAAGGCGACAGGTTGGAAGTAACGCTCGAAAGCAGGAAGAAGAAAAGCCAAAGCTCCGAGTCGCAGCGTACTTCCGTGTCAGTACAGACAGCGATGAACAGGCTACAAGTTATGAAGCTCAGGTCGAGCACTACACAGAATATATTCAAAAGAATCCGGATTGGGAATTTGCCGGAATTTATGCTGATGACGGTATATCCGGCACCAACACCAAAAAGCGAGAAGAATTCAATCGCATGATTGATGACTGTAAAGCTGGTAACATTGATATGATTATTACCAAATCCATCAGCCGATTTGCCAGAAACACACTGGACTGCCTGAAATACATAAGGCAACTCAAAGACATGAACATACCTGTTCTGTTTGAAAAGGAGTCTATCAACACAATGGATGCCAAAGGCGAGGTTCTTATCACCATCATGGCTTCTCTGGCCCAGCAGGAATCGCAGTCCTTAAGTCAGAATGTCAAGCTGGGATTACAATATCGCTACCAGCAAGGCAAGGTACAAATCAACCACAATCGCTTCCTTGGCTATACAAAGGACGCAGATGGGAATTTAGTCATCGATCCAGAACAGGCCGAAACTGTAAAGCGTATTTACCGAGAATACTTAGAAGGTCTCAGTATGGACAAGATTGCTGCAGGCCTGGAGCGTGACGGTATTCTTACCGGTGCCGGAGGAAAAAAGTGGCACACAAGCACCATCAACAAAATTCTCCGTAATGAGAAGTACATCGGTAATGCCTTACTCCAAAAGACCTACACCACCGACTTTCTAAACAAGACCAGAGTTAAAAATAACGGGCTTGTTCCACAATACTATGTAGAAGGCGACCACGAAGCCATAATTTCGAAGGACATTTACCTGCAGGTACAGGAAGAACTTGTTCGCAGGCGAGTAGGTAAAACCAGCGCCAACGGCAAGAAACGAAGCTATAGTTGCAACCACTGCTTCTCCCAAATCGTCATCTGCGGAGAATGCGGTGAAATGTTCCGAAGGCTCCACTGGAACAACCGAGGAGTCAAATCCATTGTCTGGCGCTGCATCAGCAGGCTGGAATCCACCGGACTTGAATGCCACGCTCGCACCATCAATGAGCTGGTTCTTCAGGATGTTGTCGTCAAAGCAATCAATCAAATGCTCGGCGACAAAAGCAATTATCAGGCACAGCTCCAGCTTAACATTGCCGCAGTTATCCGAGCTTCACAGGCAACAGCCATTGACAGCATTGACGAGAAACTGATGGCTCTACAACAAGAGTTGATCCAGAAAGCCAACAGCAAAGAGGACTACAACGAAATAGCGGATGAGATCTTCAGGCTCCGAGAACTTCGCCAGAAAACAACCGTTGATACAGCCGCAAGAGATGAACAGATAAAGCGAATCAATGATCTGCAAGATTACATCTCGCAGCAGACCGCCCTTCTTACTGAATTTGATGAAGCACTGGTGCGACGCTGGATCAAGCAGATCACAATCTGGGATGACCGCATCACAGTTGAATTGAAATCCGGCGTCAGCATTGATGTGAACGCATAACTCTATAGACGCACGAACCCCTCCCAACCGTGATGGCCGGGAGGGCTGTTTTATTCTCTATGTACTACATATTTCTTAATTTTACATCAGGATTATGAAAAAATTCTCCCATATGCACGGGAACACCTTTATAGCACCATCTATAATTATTCATAACAAAGCCTAATTCTAATGCCTGCTCTAAAATATACTGTTCTAACTCTGCTTTCCGTTTAAAGTATATTCCACCCGGTTTTTCGCTTTTTTGTTTAGTGTGAACACGCAGTAAATCTGATATTGAATAATCGGTCATGCGACTTAGTAACACTAGTGTTTCAGCAGCATAATTATTTCGAATACTTTGATATATCTGCTCATCAATTTCGTCTTGAGACATTGTATTAAAGTAAAAATCCTTATTTAATGAAGTATTTTCCCATGGTACTTGTTCGCCGTCAGATAATAATACAACATCATTCCTGACGGACTTAAACATATCTTTTATTTTAATGTTCGGACGTACGATATTATCTAACAAAGCCTTAGTATAATAGCTGTTTTCGTCTTCATTCTGAGAAGCTAGTGCAACTTTATTCGGCGCTGTTGCAAAGGCAATCAATGTTCCATTGCCTGCCATCACTTCTGTCAGTCCATCGCCCGCCACATCTTTTGAAAATCCTGGATTGGACCTGCATGCATCCAGAATCATAATGTTCGTTTTACTTGGATTAGCAGTCATAAAATCTGTTATAGCATTAATCCCTACCAATTGAGTCTCTGTGAAAATAGCCTTTGAATTCTTATATTCACAATCAATTGGAACAAAATAATTTTCACCATCTATTTGAACACCGTGTCCCGTATAATACACTAAAATGGTAGAATATAATTCTGCTGTCTCAAGAAATTTTGATATCAAATCATACATAGATGTTCTTTTTAAATCACTTCCAGATATCACATCAAAATTTAGATATTCTAACACTTTCTGCATATCGTTTCCATCCTTTTTGCAAGTTGGAAGTTTGTTTTGCTGTAAATAATCCGCATTTGCAATAACAAGTGCAAGACCTTTTTTAGTTTTCAT